ATCATTCACAATGAAACTTAATTTTTATGGTCCTGTTAATAAACAAGGCATTATTAAGAAGGTTGTTGCAAGTACATTTAATAATGCTAACTTATCTGAAAGAATAAATGTTATAACTACCACTCCAAATCCGTTGGATGCCAAACCTGGTGATGATATAGGATTTACAGATACGATTGAAGATTTTTAATGAAAAAAATTCCTGAACTAGATGCGTTATTTGATATAACACCCGTAGATGAAACAGATTTACCCACTACTTTGCCTGCGGTTAGTGATTCTGAATCAAGAAAAATGGATCAGGAAGATGATTACCAATTAGCAAGAAACACATTACGCAACCTTATAAATAAAAGTGAAGATACTTTAGATCAGATGATAGAACTTGCTAAAAATTCTGAACATCCTAGAACATATGAAGTTGCAGGCCAGTTAATTAAAACAGTTTCCGATGTAGCAAAAGACCTTATGGATTTGCAGAAGAAAGCTAAAGATTTGAAAAAAGATGAACCGGATGGCCCTAGAAATATTACAACGAACAACAATGTTGTATTTGCTGGTTCTACAGCAGAACTAATGAAAATGCTAGGCAACAAAGACGACGGCAGAACAATTGAGCAATAAACAAATATCATATAACGGAAATCCTAATCTTAAACCAATAGGAACCGTACAACAATACACCGCAGAACAAGTTAAAGAGTTAATGCGATGTATGCAAGATCCTGTGTATTTCATAGAAAATTATTGTAAAATTGTTTCATTGGATAAAGGTCTTATTAGTTTTAAACTTTACGAATGTCAAAAAGAAAAAGTAGAAGTTATATTGAATAATCGTAAAGTTATTCTAATGGAATGTCGCCAACAGGGTAAAACCATTACATCTGCAGCATGTATTCTTTGGTACACACTATTTCAAGAAAACAAAACAGTTGCTATTCTAGCGAACAAATCTTCGGCCGCGCGAGAGGTTCTTTCAAGATACGAATTAATGTATGAGATGCTTCCAATGTGGATGCAGCAAGGTGTTAAGACTTTCAACAAGGGCGATATAGAACTTGAAAACGGATCCAAAATATTTACTGCAGCAACAAGTTCATCAGGTATTCGAGGTAAATCTGTAAACTGGTTGTATATTGATGAAGCGGCAATTATTCCAAATAATGTTGCAGAGGACTTCTTTACTTCTGTTTATCCAACAATTTCTGCTGGTAACACAACAAAAATTTTGCTTACATCTACCCCACTAGGATATAATCACTTCTGGAAGTTCTGGAATGAAGCAGAACAAGGATTAAATGGGTTTGTTCCATTGTTTATCCCATATAGCAGAATTCCTGGCAGAGATGAAAAATGGGCGGCAGAACAAAAATCAATGTTGGGCGAATTAAAGTTCAACCAAGAGGTTTTGTGCAAATTCTTGGGATCATCTAACACACTTATTAATCCCGATACGATTGCTGCTATGTCCACAAAGCAGTTTGTTTATACTAAAGACGGATTAGATATTCTAGAAGAACCGCAAGAAGATCATGTATATATGCTAATTGCTGATACTTCTCGAGGTGTCGGTGGAGATTACTCAGCATTTGCAGTTGTAGATATAACTGCGTATCCCTATACTGTAGTAGCTAAATATAGAAGTAACAGAATTAGTCCGTTGTTATTTCCCAACATTATTTACAAAGTAGCTAAAGATTACCACAAAGCATACTGTTTGGTAGAGATTAACGATAACGGGCAACAAGTAGCAGATTCATTGTATATGGATTTGGAATACGAAAATGTATTCTTTGTGGGCAGTAGCAGTAAATCTGGACAATATCTTTCTGGCGGATTTACGCCAGGTGCAACACTGGGCGTAAGAACTACTAAACAGGTTAAACGTCTAGGAACAACGACATTTAAGAGTCTTGTAGAGGGTACAAAGTTACTAATACATGATCCTGAAATTATTGAAGAAATTTCTACATTTATCGAAGTTCGGGGAACACATAAGGCAGATGAAGGTTACCATGATGATTTGGTAATGTGTCTTGTATTATTCTCATGGGCAACAAACGAACCGTTCTTTAAAGATTTAACAGATTCAAATCTTAGAAAAGTCTTATATGAAGAACAATTTAAGCAAATCGAGGAGAATCTAACTCCTTTCGGTATAGTAAATGATGGCCTTCCGCAAAAGGATGAGCCGATAGTTATGGGTGATGATGTTTGGTTTTCGGCGGATCCTGCAAAAGAAATGGAAAAACTTAAAACTAAATGGATGGAAAATGTCTAAAAACTTATACTTATAAATAAATAGTAATCAAATAGTTATATAACTATGTAAATCTTTAAGGAGAATAAGATGGCATTTCAGCTCTCACCTGGCGTACTAGTACAAGAAAAGGATTTAACTGCAATAGTCCCTTCTGTTGCTACTTCTGCCGGCGCATTTGCTGGCGCCTTCCAATGGGGACCTGTTGGGGAAGTTACCACCGTTGATTCGGAAAATAATTTAGTAAAATATTTCGGCGGACCAAATGATACGAATTTCACATCATTTTTTACTGCAGCAAATTTTTTAACGTATGGTAATAATTTAAAACTAGTTCGTGTTGTGAATGAAGCGACCGCAAGAAACGCAATTGCTAACGCAAGTGCAACGGCAGTTGTAATTAAAAATTATGACGATTTTCTTAGTAGTAGATCAAGCGGCGGATATGGGTTGGGCGAATTCGCTGCTAAATATCCTGGTGATTTAGGAAATTCGTTAAAAGTTTCAATGGTTGACGGTAATACGTGGGCAGCATACAATGGATTTTCCGGTAATGCATGGCCGCACCAAGCCGAATTCAATGGTGCTCCTGGTACATCTGTTTATGCTGGCACTTTAGCCGGTTCTGGTGACGAATTGCACGTTATTGTTATAGATGAAGATGGTGCTTGGACAGGTGTTAGAAATACTGTTTTAGAAAAATATCCGTATGTTTCAAAAGCATCAGACTCTAAGAATGCAGATGGATCTTCAAACTATTATAAAGATGTTATTAATATACAATCTGATTATGTTTGGTCTATAGATCATCCAACAACCGGTACAAACTGGGGAACAACAGTTTCAGGAAAAACATTTGCTAATTTAAGCACAAATGTTTCTGTTTCATTATCAAAGGGCGTGTCCGACGCTGCAAATATATCTGCAGGCAATGTAATTGCCGGATTTAATTTATTTGCAAATGACGAATTGTATGATATTAGTTTGTTACCGTTGGGTCCTTGGAGCAATACAGCATCAGTTGTTAGCGCGGCTCTTACAATTGCAGAAGATAGAAAAGATTGCGTAATATTCCTATCACCTAGTTTAGAATCCGTTGTTAATATTTCTCCGGCATCCCAGGCAACAAATGTTGTAAATTGGAGAAATTCATCTACAACAAATGGTGGCGTAAATTCAAGTTATGCTATTATGGATTCTGGTTGGAAATATCAATATGATCGTTACAACGACAAATATCGTTGGATTCCTCTAAATGGTGATATTGCAGGTATTTGTGCAAGAACAGACGACGTAGCAGAAACTTGGTTTAGTCCTGGTGGATTCAGTCGTGGGCAAATTAGAAATGTTGTTAAATTAGCATTTAACCCGTCTAAAACAGATAGAGATACTCTATACAAAGCAGGCATTAATCCTGTTGTAGCATTCCCTGGACAAGGGACAGTCCTATTCGGCGATAAAACAATGTTGGCTAAACCTAGCGCATTTGATAGAATCAATGTTCGTAGATTGTTTATTGTTTTGGAAAAAGCTATTGCAACAGCATCAAAATTTCAATTATTTGAATTTAACGATCCATTTACAAGAGCACAATTTAAAAATCTAGTAGAACCATTCTTAAGAGATGTTCAAGGCCGTCGTGGTATTTCAGACTTTAAAGTTATTTGCGACGAAACAAACAACACTGGTGATGTAATTGATAGAAATGAATTCAGAGCTGATATTTATATCAAACCTGCTCGTTCTATTAACTTTATATCTCTAACATTTGTTGCTGCTAGATCAGGAATTTCTTTTGAAGAAATTGGCGCCTAATAAGGAGAACATAAATGGCAACGACATTCGATATTAATCAATTTAGAACTAGACTAAAGAATGGTGGCGCCCGCCCCAATCAGTTTGAAGTTCAGTTTACATTTCCTCCTGCAATCGCCGCATTAAACGCAGCATATGCAAGATCAAGTAGTTTTTTAGTTACCGTAGCAGAATTACCCGGTCAAACAATTGGCATTACTCCTGTATATTACAGAGGTCGTGAAATTAAATTGGCAGGGGATAAAGTATTTGCACCATTTACCTGCACTATTCTTAATGATACAGATTTTACATTAAGAGATGGTTTAGAGCAATGGATGAATGCAATAGAAAGCAATTCTCTTAAAACCGGAGTCACTGATCCTTCACAGTATCAGGCAACACTAATTGTTAATCAGTTAGACAGATCAGGTAATAATCTAAGAAGATATCGTATGATTGGAGCATTTCCGACGGAGATATCTCCTGTAGGATTAGACTTCTCTGCAAACGATCAACTATCGACATTTGGCGCAACATTCCAATATCAACATTTTGATGTGCTAAGTGTTCAGTCTGTAATCATATAATATTTTTGGAATTTAAATAATGGCAATTAATTTATTTGGGTATACCATTACCCGAGGTGATGATGTGAGCAAGCTGGCACGAACACAATCGTTCGTGCCGCCTACTACTGATGATGGTACAGCAACAGTTCAAGGTGGTGGCTATTTTGGCACATATCTTGAAATGGATGCTACTGCTAAGTCGGAGGCAGAACTAATTACTCGATATCGTGAAGCATCTATGTATGCAGATTGTTCTACAGCAATTGATGAAATTGTTACAGAAGCAATTGCTGCAGTTGACGATGAAGCCCCAGTACAACTTAATTTAACAGGTGTTGATTTACCTGATAATATTAAAAAGGCAATGCAAGATCAGTTTAATGTAATTATTCGTTTGCTAGGGTTTAACATTAAAGGATTTGATATATTCCGTAGATGGTATGTCGATGGTAGAATTTATTATCAAAAGATTATTGATGAAAAGAACCCAAAAAGAGGTATTATTGAATTAAGACAAATTGATCCTCGTAAAATTCGCAAAGTTCGCGAAATTAAAAAGGACAAGGATCAAAAAACTGGTGTAGATTTAATTAAATCAATTGAAGAATTTTTTATCTATAATGAAAAAGGAATTAATTATCAACCAAATTATACTACATCCACTCCTGGTACAAATCAAGGGTTGAGAATTTCCTTAGATTCAATTAGTTATGTACCATCAGGATTAAATGATTTTGAAAAGAATGTTGTGCTGAGTTATTTGCATAAGGCAATTAAACCAGTTAATCAACTAAAGATGATGGAAGATGCTTTAGTAATTTATAGATTATCTAGAGCACCTGAAAGAAGAATATTTTATATTGACGTTGGTAATTTGCCAAAGTTAAAAGCAGAGCAATATTTAAAAGATATTATGGCTCGCTATCGTAACAAGATTGTTTATGATTCCGCAACAGGCGAAATCAGAGATGATCGTAAATTTATGTCAATGCTTGAAGACTTTTGGTTGCCTCGCAGAGAAGGTGGTCGTGGTACTGAAATTACTACATTACCAGGTGGTGAAAATCTAGGTCAGATTGATGATATTAATTATTTTCAAAATAAATTATATCAGGCATTGAATGTTCCTTTATCAAGAATGCAACCTCAACAAGGTATTTCTTTTGGTAGAGCGACGGAGATTACTCGTGACGAATTAAAATTTGCTAAATTTGTAGGAAGACTCCGCAAGAAATTTAGCCAGTTATTTAACGATATTTTAAAGACGCAATTAATCTTAACTGGTGTAATTACCGAACAAGATTGGATAGAATTAAAAGAAAATATTCAATATAAATTTGCTCAAGATCAATATTTTGAGGAAATGAAGGAAGCAGAAAATTTACGTAATCGTATAGATTTGGTAAATCAGATGCAACCGTTTATTGGAACATATTTTAGTAAAGAATATATTATGAAAAGTATATTGCGATTTACCGATGAAGAAATTGAAACAATGGAACGTCAGATGGAGG